CGCCTTCTCGGCGAGGTGCGGAGGCTTGACCTCGATGTAGCTTCGAATGTCGGCGAAGCGTCAACCTTTGCCGATCAAAATCTTGATCGATCCCGCAAAGATTCCGATACCTTTGGCCTTCAACGCCGCATGGGAACTCCTGCTAATCCGCGCTGGCGCTCTAACGAGCTTCGCGCTTTTCGCAATGTTCCCATCGGGCTTCTGAAGACCGCTGGTTCGGCGTGGTTGATTTGGAAGTACTGTATCAAACCTGCCATTGATGACGCATGGGATGCGTCTATGGTACTGATCGAGGATCAGAACAGTCGCGTTATCTTCAAAGGTATCGCTCGTCTGAATCTCGATCAGTCGATCTCCTACAGCGATGGTCGTGGTCTTTACCACCGATCCAGCGTTGAAGGATTTCACAAGGTTAAATACAAGGCGGTCTGCCGCGTGGCAAACCCCCTCCTGTACACGGCTCAAACTATTACGTCATTTAACCCCGCGCTAATTGCATGGAATGCGATGCCGTTGTCTTTTGTAGCCGACTGGTTCCTTGATCTCGGTGGTTATATGCAAGAACTAGAGACCTCTATGGGTCTCGGTCTTGACATCGAAGATATTTGTAATTCTCGACTGTTGCACTATAAGTTGAAAAATACGTATGGAGGGTCCTACTCGGACACTTTAGACGGTTTGACAACCACGCGCTTCCAGTCTTTGAATTCCTCATATCACTATTCGGCGTTCGTTCGCGAACGCTTAACCACCTTTCCACGTCCAACTCCCCCGGCCTTTCGGCCGAAGTTGGGCACCTCGCGTCTGCTTTCTGCAGCCGCTTTACTCTCCGGTTTCCTGAAGTGAAGTACCTTCGTAACCGGTTTCTACTCCAAGGAGAATTCCATGGCAGCTCTCGCCGCTATCACCGTCAACGACGGAAAAGCGACACCCGTCGCCCATACCTTCAACCCCATGAGCTTTGATCAGAGCCTGAGCCTTGCGCTGTTGGCTGATCGCTCTGGCGGGATCGCGCTCGGTTATCCGACCGTATCCTTCCAGCTCGTTCAGCCTCCCAAGGTTCGCTCCGTCAAGGGTCGTGCAGTTTCGGACTCTGACCGCGTTTATCGCGTCAAAGTCCGTATCGCACTTCCCGTGATGGAGGCTCTCTCCGTTGCGGACAGCGGTTATACGCCGGCTCCAACGGTGGCCTACACAATCCGTAGCAATCATGAGTTCATCCTCCCCGAGCGGTCCTCGCTAGCCGATCGCAAGGATGGTCTGGCTTACGCCAAGAACGTCCTTGCCCAGGCTGTCGTGACCTCTTTGGTCCAGGATTTGGAAGCTCTCTGGTAACAGTGGGCTTCCTTCGCCTTCTTAGGCGGAACTTGTAACACTCTTTTTAGAGGGTACCTATGTCTTCTCAGACTAAAGTTGATTGCACGCGTATTGCGACCGATCAAAAACACATCTCCTATCTCGACGGTCATATCGAGTTCATCATACAAGATTTTCTCGAAGGGCTTAACACCCCGAGGGCTCTGACTGTATGGTTGCTCTACGTGAACGGCGAGCACGAGCAATTGGTATCTCTACCTCTGCCCGATCAGGAGACTTACAGCTATAGCGATCCTTTCTTCCGTGACTATCAGGCGACTGTCCTCCTTCGCAAGAGTACATTCCTCGAGACAGGCATAGATACGAAGGCTCGCGCACTCTCAAAACTTCAAGAAGCTGAGAGCCACTGTAAACAATCGAATGAAAGGTTCCGAACCTCGGATCTTGGTCTAAACCAAGCGCTGAATCCCCTGATTTACAGGGTGAAGCGTAAAATATCCTCTGTTCTGG